CCGAAATTGCATCAGTAAATGGATATAGAAGCACCGATATAATTGATGTTAGACCAAGAGTTAACAATTATACCGTATCCGAAGGAGCAAGATCTCCATTTGAATTTGAAGGTAGAAGTTTTACAAATGGCAATCATAGCTCAAAGTTTATTTTTGCTTCTGATGAATCTGAAACAATATCATTTAATTATTATCTACCAAGAATAGACCGAGTTTATCTAACAAAAGATGGAGTTTTCCAAGTAAAATATGGAGCACCATCAGACACTCCACAAATTCCAGAGGAAGTTTCTGGTGCATTGAATATTGCAAATATTGCAATTCCACCTTATGTGTATGATGCTAGAAATATAAAAGTAGATTATGTAGAGCATAAGAGATATCAAATGACTGATATCTTTAAACTTGAGAATAGAATTAAGAATCTTGAGTATTATACTTCACTATCACTTTTGGAAAATAATACTTCCAACTTATTCATTTCCGATGCCAACGGCCAAAATAGATTTAAGTCCGGATTCTTTATTGATAATTTCTCTTCTGCAGGAACACAAGATAATAAGATTGGAGTTAGAAATAGTGTAGATTTGAAAAATGGTCAACTAAGACCATCTCATTATACTACACAACTTTCTTTGGAAGTTGGTTCAAGTTCTATAGTTGGTTTAGCGTCTACTAGCGTACAAAATCAAGATCAAAGATTTATTAATGATCTTGTAGGAACAAACATAAAGAGATCTGGTAGTGTTATAACTCTGGATTATGATGAAGTATCTTGGTTAGAGCAACCATATGCAACAAGAGTGGAAAATGTAACTCCATTTTTGGTTCAATTATGGAGCGGCAGTATTAAATTAGAACCAGATACTGATGTCTGGATCGATGTAAATCGTCTAGAACTTAGAGATGTTCAAATGGAAGGTAGCTTCCTCGGAGTTGCAGAAGCAATGAGGGCGGAAGTTTCCACAACAGCTGACGGATCAAGACTTGGCATCAGTCCAATTATATGGCAATCTTGGGAAACTACAGGAATTAGGCAAGATATAAGACTTGATTTAAATGCTTCACTAGACACTTCATCCTCTAGTAGTACAGATTTTTCAAATGAAAGAACTACAAGTTCAAGTACATCTAGAGATACTGGTGGATTTGAGGCAAATAGAGGAATTCCTACTGAGACTGTAACAACGGATGTAACAACTAGAGATGCAACAACAACGGTAACTCAAACATCCACCTTACAAATTTCTGGTTCTGTAAGTTTAACAACTAATCTAGACCAACAAAGGACTGGAGAAAGAAGAACGGTTCGAGAACAAATAAACACAGAATCTCTAGGAAATAGAGTTATAAGTCGCAATATAATAACATTCCAGCGTTCTAGAAACATAGAATTTAATGCTTCCAGATTAAAACCAAATACTCAAGTATTTGCATTCTTCGATGATGTTGATGTTAACGCTTATTGTGTGCCAAAGTTACTAGAAATTTCCATGAGTTCTGGAACTTTCTTAGTTGGTGAAGATGTTGTTGGTTTAATGCCGATAGTTGAAAGAACTTCTTTGGAAGATAGATCTGATGTAAGTTCTTCAACCTCTATTAGATTTAGAGTTGCTGTTTCTAATCATAAGTATGGACCATATAATTCACCAACAGTTGTTTATTCAAACAATCCTTACGATAGAAATAACACTGTTTCTCCAATTTATTCTTCAACAAGTAATATTCTGAATATTGATACTTTCAGTCTACAAAACGATACTCAACCACAATATTTTGGTAATATTAGACCAGGAATGATATTGAGAGGTCAGACTAGTGGTGCTCAAGCTATAGTTACGGAAAATAGACTGATCACAGATTATCAAGGAGTTTTGATTGGATCTTTCTTTGTTCCAAATGGAAGTATTTCTGGAAATCCAATATTTGAAACTGGAAGATCAGTATTTAGATTGACTAGTAGTTCATCAAATTCAAAGGTTCCTGGAGTTATTACAACTGTCGCTGAAGAGATCTTCTACTCTCAGGGAGATATTGACAATACTCAAGAAGTCACACTTTCCTTGAGAAATGCTAGAACTAGTTTTGAAGATTTCACACAAACTAGATCACTTACATCTTCAACATCAAGTTCTGATACTGCAACTTCTACTAGTACAACAACTACTAGTTCCACTAACACGGAATTTGTAGGGGCCAATACTACAGTAGAAAGTGGATATAGAGATCCTCTAGCACAATCATTTATTGTTAGTGATGCGACTGGAGTTTTCGTCACAAAAGTTGATGTTTTCTTTAGAACAAAAGATACCACACTTCCAGTGGAGTTCTATATAAGTGAAGTCAATTTAGGAATTCCTACCAAAAAAATAGTACCATTTACAGATGTTTCGGTATATCCAGATCAAATCAATACATCAGATGACGCATCTGTGGCGACCACAATTCAGTTTGAAGCACCTGTTTATCTGGAGTCTCAAAAGGAATATGCATTAGTTCTGCTTTCAGACTCTACAGAGTATACAGTTTGGATTTCTAGACTTGGTGAATTTGATATCCAAACTCTGGATAATCAAAGTACACAAGTTTTAGTATCCACTCAACCATTACTCGGTTCACTATTCAAGTCACAAAATGCTTCTACATGGGATCCAAGTCAATATGAAGATCTCAAGTTTAAACTTTATCGGGCTAATTTCGTAGATAATGGTTCTGTTCTTTTCTTCAATCCAACTCTACCTACAGACATTTCTAGATTAACTTCGGATCCTTTTGATATTGATTCAAAGACCGTTAGAATTGGCATTGGAACTACTGTAAGAGATAATGATTTAACTAACGGAAATACTATTCTACAGTTAACTTCTGGAGCACAAGGAAATCTTGTAGGAACAGCGGGAACAGCAAAAGGTGACCTTACTATCATCAATAGCGGAATCGGATACACACCATCGACAGGTTCATTAACTTTCAACAATTTGACATTAACTAATGTAGAGAGTTCCGGAAGAAATGCCACTGCAAACATTACAATTAGTAATGGTATAGCAATAGCTGCAACCATTGCTAATGGAGGAACTGGTTATTCTGTTGGTGATGTATTAACAGTTTCTTCTATTGGAATATCATCAGTTGGAAGAAATCTAAGATTAAGTGTTTCCGAATTGAACGGTATTAATGAACTTATAGTGACAGATGTTCAAGGAGAATTTACTGTTGGTGCCGGTTATACTGTACAATATATCAACAACTCTGGCATAACAACCAACTTGAATAGTGGTTTTGGTGGAAATGTGACTCTATCTTCACCAGAAGAAATTATATTTGATGGATTACATGCAAAAGTTTTGCATAGAAATCATGGTATGCACTCTGATGTGAATCAGGTAGTTATAACTGGAGCAAAATCAGATATCACTCCAACAACTCTAGCAACAGATTATGCGGCATCATCAACATCTGATATTATTTTATCAAATTCAGCAAACTTCACTACTTTTGAAGGAGTAAGTGTAGGAAGTACAAATCCAGGATATGCTCTCATTTCAAATGAGATTATCAAATACACTGGAGTGTCTGGAAATTCTCTCACAGGAATTACCAGAGAAATAGATGGAACTAAAGCATTCTCATATAATACTGGCGGTTTAGTTTACAAATACGAAATGGACGGAGTATCTCTTCTCAGAATTAATAAGACACATACATTAAGTGATGCTACAATTCCTGATCCAATAGGACTCGACTATTATCATATTAAGGTTGATATGTCTTCTGGAAATAATACTACTGACAGACAAACTGGATCAGGTCTTCCAAAACTATTCTTTACTCAAAATGGAAAGTTTGGTGAGAAAGAAGTCAATGCTACCTATAATGTAACATTTGATTTAATAACACCAAACTTTGGAGTCATTTCTCCAAAATTCACAGCAACTTCCGCATCAGTTAGAACTGTTTCTGGAAAGAGTATTGATGGAAATGAGTCTCCATATGAAGATAAGGGTTTCCAATCAATTTCATTGGCAAACCAATCCATTTACTTCGACTCTCCTCGTGTAGTAGCTTCAAAGGTAAACGAAGATTCTAGATTAACTAGTTTGCCTGGAAATAAGTCATTTACAATGAATATTAATCTACTATCATCAAACTCTAAAGTATCACCATGTATTGATTTAAATAAGACTAGCGTGATCTTTACTACAAATAGGATTAATAATCCAGTTTCAGATTATACAGCAGATTCTAGAGTTAATACTTATTATGAAGATCCAAATGCTTGTATCTATATTTCAAATCCAATCTCACTCAAAAATCCAGCAACGGCATTGAAATTACTTGTATCTGGTTCTATCCACGAGTCTAATGATATTAGAGCATTCTATTCAATTCAAAATGATTTATCAGAAGATCCTATTTTCATTCCTTTCCCAGGATATGGAAATATAGACTCCACTGGAAGAAAGATAGATCCTTCAGCAAGTAGTGGATTATCGGATTCATTGATTCCCAAAAATTCATCATATGAATTCTTACCAACTCCAAAATCCTTTGTTGAATATGAATTTTCAGATGATAACTTACCAAACTTTAAAATCTTTAGAGTCAAATTGATTATGACTTCAACAAATCAAGCATATCCACCAATTATTCAAGATTTGAGAGCAATTGCTTTAGCATAAAATGAACTTAATACCTGTAGAGGGCGAGAGAAATCTCGCCCGCGATCTGAGAACAAACGCTATCATTAATACAAATGAAAAGCAAAGGATTGAAAATTTAGAGAATCAGATTAGCGAAGTTAAAGATGATTTGAATGAGATAAAAATGTTACTTAGGAGATTATCAAATGGATCCTGATTCTATAAAATTGAATGATTTGTCCAAAAATTTCGAATATACTAAAGCTTGCATAGAAATAGATTCTATAGAAGATATAGAAGAACTGAAGAATATAAGTAAATCTTACATGAAATTATACATGAAACAGCAAGAAGTATTATCAGATATGCTCTCTCAACCAAATCATAAATAATTTCAAGAGGTATTAAATAAATGGCGCAACCTTCTTCTAGACAAGAACTAATAGATTACTGCAAAAGAAAACTGGGTGCGCCAGTTTTAGAAATTAATGTTGCAGATGAACAGATAGATGATCTGGTAGATGATGCAATACAATTTTTTCAAGAGAGACATTTCGATGGCGTCTCTCAGATGTACTTAAAATATCAAATCACACAAGATGATATTGATAGAGGAAGAGCTCCAAATGGAAATAATCCAAGTGCAGGAATAGTTACATCAACAGCATCGACAAATATAAATGGATCTACAGTAACATTTGACTATAAAGAAAGTAGCAATTACTTGCAAGTACCACCTTCAGTTATTGGTGTGACCAAAGTTCTTCACTTTGATGGTACTAACACTGTTACCAATAATATGTTTAGTGTAAAATATCAATTATTCTTGAATGATATCTATTATTGGGGATCGACAGAACTTTTAACTTATGCGATGGTCAAAACTTATCTTGAAGATATGGATTTTCTTTTGACAACTCAAAAGCAAATTCGTTTCAATCAAAGAATGGATAGATTGTATCTTGACATTGACTGGGGAAGCGTTAATGTCAATGACTATTTAATTATCGATTGCTATAGAACATTAGATCCAAATGATTTTGCTAGAGTTTGGAATGATTCTTTCCTAAAACCATATTTAACCTCACTTATAAAACGTCAATGGGGACAGAATCTCATTAAATTCCAAGGAGTAAAACTTCCTGGTGGTGTAGAGTTAAATGGTAGACAAATATATGATGATGCTCAGAAAGAAATTGATATGATCATGGAAAAAATGTCAAATACTTATGAACTTCCACCTCTAGACATGATCGGATAATCATATGCTTAATCCATTTTTTCAACAAGGTTCAAAGACAGAGCAAGGATTAATACAAGACCTGATCAACGAACAATTGAGGATGTATGGGGTTGAGGTTTATTATTTACCTAGACAATATGTTACAGAAAAAACAATAATAAAAGAAGTCATAGAATCTAAATTTGATCATGCATATCCAATTGAGGCATATGTCGATACTTATGAAGGATATAATGGACTAGGAACATTGATGTCAAAATTCGGCATTCAGGAAATGGATGATTTGATTTTGACAATATCAAGAGAGAGATTTGAAAACTACATAACTCCATTGATTCAAAATATTCCAAATATTAAACTTTCATCAAGACCAAAAGAGGGAGATTTAATCTATTTTCCACTTGGTGATAGGTTGTTTGAAATTAAGTATGTTGAGCATGAAAAACCATTCTACCAACTACAGAAAAACTATGTTTATCAGTTGACATGCGAACTCTTCAGATACGAAGATGAAATCATTGATACTAATGTAGATGAGATTGATGATAATATTGTAGATCAGGGTTACATTCAAACACTAACACTTGTTGGTAGTGCATCTACAGCAACAGCAATAACAGGAATAGTAAATGGTGGTGTGAGAAGAATTACACTCACAAATAGGGGAAGTGGATACACTTCTATACCTAGAGTTGCAATTTCTTCTGCTCCAGCTGGAGGTTTAACTGCTATTGGTATTGCAACTATGATTTCTGGAATCATTGATTGTAACGGAGTGGCATCAG